ATTTAATGTATTTAATTCATATACAAAATAATTATAATATCTAAGTGAGAAATTATCATTTTCTATTTCAAGTATAGAATGATTTGTTGGTTCGTGAACTACACATACTTTTGAATGTGTAAAATCTATTACATTTGTATTATCACTAGAATAATATAATTCTGATACGTGGATATTTCTGCCTGAGTTTTTATATAAATTAACGAGTTCTTCTTTTGTCATAGTTTAAACCATTCCTTTTATTTTTGTATTATATTTATGTAAGTTTAAACCATTCTTTTTCTAATCGTTTCATTTGGTTATCAAATTTCTTATCAGCCCATGAAGGTTTAATACTAGAAAATGTTGTATAATCTCCGCCTATTCTATGAAAAAAAGCAGCTAAACTTAATATAATCATGTGTCTTTCTCCTGGTTGAGCATCTTCCATTTTTCGTTTCACATATTCTAAAGCTTTTGTTAAATCACCAGTATATTGTGTTTTAAATACTTTAGATTTTACTTCTCTATCTCGTTTTTCGTTTTCCAAAAATTGCTTACAATTTTCATACGCAAACATAAAAGAAGTTATGTTATCCATACCGAACAATTCTCCTTCGTGGATATTGTAGTAATATGGAGCAGATTTATCTTTTACGGCTGGAACTTTGAAAAATTGTGATTTAACGAAACTAGCTTTATCTACGTGATTAAAGTAATCTACTAACAAAGTATATGGACTGTAAATTGCTTGTGAAGTCTTACAGAATAATCGGTCAATTTCGTATTCTTTATCAAGGAATAACAATACACGAAACTTACTATTCGTTCCATTGTAAGAATAACTTGTGTGTAAGAAGTATTTGTAACCTCTAAATCTATCTTCAAATTCCTGATATGAATAACCAACATCGTCATAGTCAAGTATTAGAATGTTGGTTTTATCCATATTGTCATTACAGCGTATATTTCCTTTTACTGTGCAGAACTTCCATTGTGGAATGTTATCTTTATTCGGGCAAGTAATTGGGTCTTTAATACACTTAATTATGTTATTCATAACGCCTTCGTTCAATTCCAAAGGCACCATTTTGTTATCAAATTGACTTTTAATGTTTTGTACTTGCATAGAACTATTTATAGCTATATTTACAACTGTATCGCCAATCTGAAAAATACCATTCAGGAAAATCTTTTCTTAAAACTTGTTCATTGAAAGAATTTTTATTGACAATATAATCATCAACTTTTGCTGCATTTGTTCCAGCAAAAACAAATATTGCGAGTATAGACAAAAACAAAAATTCTTTCAATGTTGTAAGCATTACATTCCCTTTAGTTTATTCATAAATTCGTCAGATGGCGGATTTGTTTTGAGTTTCAATACTGTATCAACAGCGTCATCTACTTTAGCAATTAGTTTGTCTAATTGGTCCTTTTCTTGTGGAATACCGATAGCGTGTTCGTGTCCACCACCTTTACCAACTGTCTTTGCTACATCTACAAGGTTAATATTACTATCATCTGAACTGCGAACAGAAAGATAACCGTTGCGATAAATGATAACCCACTTATAACCTTCGGCTTTCAAGGCATCAGTAATTTCGGAAATGTACTTTTCGGAATAACAGAAAACACCACCATTTCTAAGTTCCGAAATTTCCAACTGGTCATAGTGTTTCTTGAAGTCTTTCTGTTTACGAACAAGGAAAGCTTTCTCAGATTTACTCAATTCCAATTCGCCGATATAAAATCTATTAATGAACCAACTGAAACCCATATCCCAATAGAGTGAGTTGAAACAAGCACTGCGTGGGTCTTTCATAATATGAAGGTCAAAATCGTTAATAATATTGACAAGTTCTTCTAAATGTTTCAAACAGTTATCGTGATTAAAATAAGTTAATGCAAGTTTTGCACCACAATGACCTGGACAAATATAAACAAATTCTTTCGGATTATTATTTTTGACAGCACTTTCGTGATGGTCTAAAACGAGAACAGGTTTACCGAAAGCTTTAATTTCTGTCAAATTGCAGGGACAAAAATCAGTAAAAATTACAGCGTCAAACTTATCCTTATATTTAATCATTTTTTGAAGGATAGTATTTTCCGCACTGTAGTTAATAGACTCAGTTATAACATCATTGAAATAATTTCTAATTACAATGCCCGCACCTGCACCATCCATATCGCAGTGCGTAAAGTTTAAAATTCTAAGTTTTGTGTTGTGCCAATAATTCATAGTTAATTCGTCCTTTTTCTTTTAAAAATAAGAAAATCCGCCATTGTTGTCAATGGTGGATTTATTAAATTCGTTTATTTCTAAACTTATATTATTTTATTCACAGATTACATATTTGACAATTTGCTAAAGAAATCGTCACTGTCTGTAACTTCGTCCACTACAGGATCTGTGGCTGGAGTGAAATCAGCGTCATCAGGAACGGAGGTTGTAGCTGCGGCAGTGGCCTTTGTTGTTGTTGCAACAACGCCGTTACCAAAAGACAATCCTTCGTCGGCACCAAGTGGGGAACCGTTCTTCTTCAAATAAGAATCCAAAATGCCCTGGTAATCACGAACATCACTTTCTTTATGTTCACAGTCGGCGAGAGTGTAGAGTTGAGCTTCAATAGCGTCAATTTCTTCGTCTGTCAATGGAACATACTTCTTTGTGGCTCTATCCCATCTGTTGATAGGCTTTTGAGCACCGAAAGCAGACAAATCGTTTTTAACAAATTTACCTGCTTGTGTACCCTTGAAAATGAAGTTTGCACCAGTCTTCCAATCAAAGGGGTTATAACCCTTGATAATGCCTTCTTCTGGGTCTTCGTGGTCAGTCATGGCCTTAGAAATCAAACCCATAACGAGAGACTTGTATTCAAAGCGGAATACCTTTCCTTCTGTTTCAGGAGCATTGTCATTACGAACAATCAAAACATTGGACACATAGTTAGGTTTGAACTTACCAAGTGTCTTGGATTTTGCTTCTTCCTTAGAATACTTCTTCCACATTGCACGGTTATAATCGCAAATCGGACATGGCTTACCGAACTTACTCAAACAATCGCAACCAAACCAAGTACCATTCTTCAACTGAAACATGTGGTTTCTGTTTTCAATGAATGGACTAATTTCGTCTGGATGAGAAGGAAGGAAACGCATTACAACTTCATAAGAACCATCCTTGAGGACAGGTGTAAAAGCGTTTTCTACTTTGTATGATTTCTTTCCGGCATCACCACCAGCATTACCTGCGTGTTGAATCTGTGAAAAATAACCTTGGAAATCTCTTTTAATTGGCATATTATATTTTCTCCTAATAAATTGTTCACCATTTAATCTATCACAAATATAAAAAACTATTTCGTAGTCATTTCAAAATTTTCATTTTTCATAACTTCGTTTTCAACAAAACTATTATGATAAATTAAACAGTAGTTTTTGTTACTTTGTACATATTGTGTCTTACAACCTTCATATACTGTATAAAATTCTTATAATCTTTGTCAGTAATCTTCTTCTCATCAATTTCAAATTTGTGGTTGTGCCACGCAATTACGAAATGAATTAGATTAACCTCACCCGATTTAATCATTTCATATAAAGTATTCTTTTGGTCTTCTCCGACTTTATATACGTCAAGTTTTGTTTGTGTGAAATCGGCAAACACATCGTCTGTATCTACCGAATTTTCAATTTTCTTATTTATATACTCAATTTGTTTTGTCATTTCAAATTGTGTATAAAATTTATTTAATTCCTTTAGCTTGTCAATACTATTCAATGTTTTTTGTGTCAGCAATTTGTTCTGCGACACATAATAACCTATGAATATAACACAGAAAGCATCCAATGAGAAATGTCCGCTATTTATCGCATTGGTTAAGGTCACGAAATTACTTGCTCCAGCACTCCAATTAGCTGTAGCATTGTAGTAATGTTCAGTGAAATACCTGAAATAGTTTGTTGTAAACTTCTTTACTTTTGAAGGAGTAGGGTTCTCCAACAAACTTTTCAATTCACGATATAAAGCATACATTCCGTCAGTGGTAATCATATTAATTTAAAAAGTCTAAAATTGACAAATCCTGTTTAGCATTTGCTTTTAATTTGAACTTTGATTTCAATTCTGTTGTTAGTGCAACATAATTAAGTTCGTCTAAACATTTCAAAGCCATTGGAGGTTCAAGATAATCTTCAACCAATATAGAAAGAGCTTCTAATATGTTTATTTCCTTATTCTTGTGTAGCTTTGAAAGCAGAATGTTGAACTTATTGAATGGTTCTGTATCGTTATCAATTACTGGAATAAGGAATTTTGGGAGCTTAGTTGCTTCATCAATGTCCGAAAAATCAAAGCCATTGTTTCGCATAATTTTGAAAAATTTATCCTTAGTGTTTTGACTATTGGATAAACCTTCGCCATCTTCAATTAAACTATCAAAATTCATTTCTTCTCCTTAAAATACACTATTCAAGCTTGACAAATCTTTTCCACTAGCACTTGGACTATTTATACCTGTGATAGATGAGAATGGATTACTACCCAATGCTTGAATACCAGCAGTATTATCAACTACATTTTGTGTTCTTGCAGCAACAGATGCATTAGAATTCAAATCCGAAATTCTCTGTTTTTCAACATCTACAGCAATCGTTACTACTTGTCCTCTCTGGTTACCATAACGAGTTTTAAGAAGTTGAACACTATACATTCCTTGGTCCTTCATTTCAGGAGTTTGAGTGACAGCAAAGACTGCGTCCGCCTTCATATTTTGTCCAAAAGAGTCAGCAGCATCGCTCAAAGAAATTTCAGCCGTATTATGTCCACCTCTGTTTGTTTGAGAAGCAGAAATTACTGGGAAACCATACTTCATACCTAGAGCACGAATTTGTTGTGCTGCCAATGTTAATTGTGTGTTTGAGTTCATATTGTTTAAATTAACCTTTCCGTTAGGTATCATACAACCAATATAATCAACCACCAACACATCAGGAACAAACTTCTTTTTGTCCTTCAAATCCTTAATAAGAGCTTCAATTTGAAGTGCATTAACAGTGCCTTCGGGATATTCTTTAATAACAAGTTTATCTCCACCAGCAATGTT